ATCCGGTGCTTCGTAGCCGTCCGGGATAAATTCAGGGTTTACAAGTGCCGGGCTTAAAGCGCAATTCTTCATAGCGTTCATGGCGCGGAACATATAACCGTCGTCGCGGTCGTCTTTTGGTAAACTTCCCTGTTCCTCAATGTATTCAGAACATTTATCCATAATTGCCTTTTGTAAGTCTGTCAATTCAAGTTCCGGCGCGTGCATACGCTTATATGGTCTAACAACTCCTGCCTCTTCACCGTCTACTTTATCCATGTAGTTAGTAAGTAAGCCATGCAATTCTGAAAGATTTTCAAATCCCTTTACGACTGGTGCTTCTGTTACACGGTTTGCCTTTACGACATATTCACGCTGCACTTTACAGAAGTTATGTACAAACTGTTCGAGTGAGTAGAATCCCATTTCTTTAAGTTTATCGCGTGCCATGTATGAAAGGATAGAGTAAACCTCTGTAGGTGAGTTTTGGAAAGGTGTAGCGGAAAGTAAGAATGTATTGCGTCCGTCGTTGTGTCTCTGAATAAGCTGCGTAATAGCAAACAATTTCTTTGCTCTGTTAGAAGGTTTTCCGCCGCTTCCAAGTCCGTCAAACTCGTTAGATTCTCCGGCTTCTGATTCGCCTTTTTTATCCATGTGTTTAGGCATTTTGAAAAGGTTACGGAAGTTATGAACTTCATCGACGGTGATATGGTCAAATCCAAGTTCGCTAAACTGTACGCCTTTATCGCGTGTACGCGACATTTCGCCGACTAATTCAGCGTTCTTTTCGCTATCACTTGCAGCCTTGCGTTTTGATTTCTTTTCGCCGTCGTCGCTTGATTCCATTGCGCCAAACTCTACATCTTCCTGTATTTCTGCCTCTTCCTGCTCATTGAATCCGATATTTTCAAGTCCTTCATAAGTACATACGGAAATAGTACCGTCTTCAATCTTCATTCCATCTTTCCAATAATCTTTAGAAAGGTTTCCAAGTTCATTTACTTTAATTTCCGGGAATAACTGATGTATAGACTTAATCCAGTTTTTATAAACTGCATTCGGTACACAAATAATCGGTTTTTTTGCGCGCCCTGTCTGAATCTGATTGATTGTTGCGACAATACCGCAAGCGGTTTTACCTACGCCGACATCATAAGCAAGAAGTCCAGTTCCTTTGTTTGTCAGCATGGAAATACCTTTAATCTGCTGCTCCAAAAGCTTGAACTCTTTTTTACCTTTGTGAGAACTCATACCGTCTACGAAAATAGGAATCTTTGTGTAATCAGGATTTACGAAAGTATTTGCTTTATCATTCCAAGCGGTTACAAGGTCTTTTTGGTCTTCAACGCTTAAACCTTCGCGCAAATAGCGGTTAAACAACTTAATAGCGGTATCGCGTCTAAGCTGCTTTTTCTGTTCGCGGTAACGGTTTTTATCCTTCTTGTTGTCTGTTCCTGCTTCACCCTTGTCGAGTCTCAACGCCTCTTTATGAATAAACGCTTTAATATCGTCAAAGTTCAAAATCGACGGTATCTCTTCACGCGCAATAGGTGAATCACTCGCGCTATAATAACTGTGTCCGGCATAAGCCCATCCAAAGAATCCGTCAATAAGGCTCATTCCGTCTTTAGTCTTATAGTCGCGTGTCCAGTCCATGACCGGCGACAATGTGAATCCGTCCGACTTTTCAACCTCTACGCCGTTTTCGTCCACTTCTTTCCAAGTGCGTAAAAATCCTTTTTCTTTAGGGCATACCTCTTCAAGTAATGCTTTTTTTGTTTCATATTGAGGGTCTTCCGGGTCAAGTTCGCGTAATTTCTTACGGATATTTCCACTCGCATAGTTTACGGCGTTTACATAAGTATCACCTTCTTTTACATAATGGTCTGATGATTTTATGTATTCTTTCTGTTCGTCAGAAAGTTTTGTCATGTCAATATTGCCGTATTTATCGGTTACTTTCCAAACCGGCAGGTCTTTAGGGTCGATGTCTTTACCGCACATCTTGTTAAACTCTGCCGCGTCGAGTAAGTGTGCGTCAGGGCTTATAGGATAATCGTGTGCGCCTTCTGCGTTTTTATTACCCTTCATAGCTTCCGAGCGGTTGCGCTTTTCAGCCTGTTCGTCAGTAAATAATACTTTTTCGCTCTTGCCGTCCACATTTACTACAACGCCGGCTGTTTTACGGTTTTTCTTTACATATCCTGCGACAATTCCAGTTCTTCCGTCGTCAAGTTTTACAACATCACCGAAAACAGTTTTAGAAGTAATCTTTTTAGGTTCGTTCTTTACTTCTTTAATTTCAACCTTTGCCGCTTCTTTTTCAATTCCCTTGTCAATTTCAGCCTGTCCGACATTGATATTTGCTACTGCGCTTTCAAATGTTTCGCCGTCCTTTGGTTTTACATAAGTCTCTTCGCCAAAGCGTCCGATTCTTGTAGAGACTTCGCCGGCGATATGGTCAGGATTGTTTGAGAAGTAATTTTTAAGCGCGTCTACCGTAGTGCCTTTACCTTTGCGGAATACGACAATATCAGTTCCTACATCGGTACTGTCAAAAGTTCCGTTAGGAAGTCTCCACGCTTCGAGTAATTCAGCCTTTTCAGCGATTTTTTCAAGGTCTTTACCGTATGAACTGCCGCCGTTTAAGAATCCGCTAGGTACTACCATAGCCATAATTCCGCCGTCTTTTACGGTGTCGAGTGTACGCGACATGAAGTATGTTTCATAACGCTTGTAGTCTTTACCTTCGCCCATACCTTTATATTTGCCAGTATATGCTCCATAAGGCGGATTTCCTACGGCTACATCAAACTTTTCAAAGTCTTTTGTAAAGCGTCCTTTTTTATTCTTCATGAAGTTTTCTTGAAATGCTCCCTGCACAATTTCAGCATTAGGGTGTAAAATATGCGCAATTCGTGCGGAATCTTCTTCAAGTTCAAACATCGTAAACTTTTCACTTCTTCCCTCTGCAAAGCGCCCAATACCGCTAGAAGGTTCAATAACCTTTTTATCCTGTCGCGGATTGTACTTGTCTACGATTTCCCAAACTTTAGAAATAACATTACGCGGTGTATAGAACTCATAAAGAACGCCGCTATTTGAAATTCCTTCTTCGTCTGTTCCACCTGCGCCGACAAACTGCGCAAGAACCTGTTTATCTGCGTCTGTAATTTCTGAATCAGGCTTTTTAAGAATCTCGCGACACTGTTCGCGGATTTTTCGCGCCTGTCCTTTTGTTATTCTTCCTCTTCCTGCGTTAACATCGCCGTTTGGTTCTGCAAGTCCTCTTCCAAGTTCGCTAGACACGAGTAAAGATTCGTCTGTGTTATCTTCTCGCCCTGTGTTACCAACATTCTTACTGCCTGTTTCTTCGCTCCTTCCAGTCCGTAAGTTTTCAGTACCATTGGAAATTCTTCCCTGCTCAATTCCAGTGTTATCATTGTTTACCCCCTGTAAATCATCGGTATAAACGCCGTTTTTCTTTGCGTTCTGATTGCCTTTCATGGCATTACTGCGGTTATCGTGCTTTTCAGCGTCGCTTTCCGCTTCGTCGATTCTCTGTCCTTCAACACTGAAAGTAGCCCATACTTTACGCATTAAAGAACGGTTGATAATCATTTTATCACCGCTTTTTGCCTTCGGTGTTTCTTTCTTTTCGGAAACTATTGCAGCGGCTTTTGCCTCAACTGCTTTTTGTGTTACCGGCTTTTTGTACTTGTCGCGCTTTTCTTTTCTTGAGAAAAGATTATCCCACTTTACTTTATTAGTGAAATATTCCAGTACATGAGCCGCCCAAGTAGTTTTACTTGCGCCGTACTTTTCTTTGATGTCGCTTGTGTATGTTTCGTCAATCTTCTTTTTGCCGATTCCAAAACATTCAAGTAACGCCGTTAAAGGGTGTTTCCATGAATATTTATAGACATAGCTCCACCCTTTACCTGTTTTCTTTGGATAGCGTTTTATGTATTTTACCGGGCGTGATTTCTGAATGGTGTTCCACTCATGTTTAGCGCGGTAACGCTCCAAAAACTTAATACTAAAAGCCATATAATAGCCCCCTTGTTTTTGCCCTTGAATGTACGCGGTTCTAAGGCGGTTATTTATGCTTATGGCAACTACAACCTTGCCATGCTGCCTAATTTAATATCAGTTTCTTTCCGCGCCATTTTTTCATGACAACATTTTGATTGCCCATTTATGACCGTCTGAATCAACGCCACGCCGGATAGTTCCTTTTTTATTTTCAATACTTATATTCAAACCTCTAAAAGATGTCTTTCCATGCAATATATGACCGCTATATGTAAGTGATTTCTTTACATCGTCGCCGGCGTTATAAAGTTCGTTTATTCGTTCCGTGAATCCTTTTGTAGAATCGTCCGGGTTTTCAATTCCCTTGTCTTTATATTCTTTTCGTACCGTATCAACTGCGTTATTCCACTTCTTAGAGTTTTTACTTTGTTCAGCCACAAGCGCGTCAATATCAATGCTATCAAGTCCGACATCATAACGCGCCCAAGTTCCACGGCAATATGGGTGTTTTACAGATAAAGGACACTCCCAGTCCGCTCCTTCTTTACCTTCCCAAATAACATAATCAGCGTTTTTATCTTTTGATTTTTCGTCATTCAACGGCTTGTCGCTCCATACAGCAATTTTACCGTTGATTGCTTTACATTTCGGGCAAGTGTTACTGTCAATTACTTCAATACGCCTAAAATATGTCTTTTTGCCGTCCTCTGTGTTATATACTTCTTCCTGAATGTATGAATTATTAAAGGCGTTCTGTATTTCCGTGTCTGCAACTCTCTGAAAGTCGCGGTTATCTCCCACCATTTTATCAAACAATGCTTGTGAGACTTGCCCTTTACTCTGTTTATTCTTTACGCCGTCAATAAGAATCTGTTTTATGTTACCACGCATTTTGTCAGTGATATTTGTTACTTTCTGCACCGCCGATTGTGTCATTACTTCAATTCGCGCCTGTTCCTGCCGGGTGAGACTTTCGCCGAAAACATTTTGCATATTCTTTACATTTTCACTTATCCAGTCAAAAGATTTACCGTGATATTCAATGTTATTTAGCCGTAAGTTTTTTACGGCTTCAAGTGAATTGTATTTAAGCATACGGTCAAGGATTTTAGAAAGTGATTTTGATTCAAGTATAATTTTCTTTTCGACATCTTTGATGTTTCGATTCAAAAACTTTTCAAGGTTACCGACAAACTTATTCCAGTCCGATTGTTTAATCGGTTCGCCTGTAGAAGGATTGTAAAGAATCTTGCCTTTATGAGTGAGTATGTCAGATTTTGACATTACGGTTTTCTTAGGTAAATCAAGATAATCAGTTATGAAGTCGTAAGTATTTCTTACAAGTTCAGAAAAGAAAATACACCATTTATCGGTTAAATCTTCCTGCGACTTATAAAAAAAGATTTCGCCTTTTGCAGCTTTAAGCGGTACAGATAAACTCATAGCCATAGTACGCAACGCCTTTTCTATGCGCTCGCTTGAATAGTCTTTGAGTTTTATATTTATTGTTCCTAAACGCGGTGTATTATCTGCCGGAATATATTCAGGAATACCACCGTTCAAACTCTTTTCAAGCTGATCAAACTTCTTTACGCGGTTTCCTATTGTGATGTCGGTTATCTCAATTTCAATGTTTTTTTTCATTTTCAGATTACCGCCCTTTACTTAAAAAGAATACTTAAACGACTTTTCAACGCCTTCCGGGTTTTCTTCTTCCTCGCCGGCGTTATCCTCGTTACCTGCATTGTCTTTATTGTCGTTTCCGGCAATTTCGCCCCATGCGTCATTATCTACATTGTCGCTTTCCTCTGCGTTTTCTTCTCCAAAGTCGCCGCCGTTATCCTCTCCGCCAAAGTCCGCGCCTTCTTCGTCGTCTCCTGCGTCCGGGTCTTCCATTCCGCCGCCGTCCATTTGTGCCGATTGATACATCTGTACAAACTGCGGATTTGCCGGGCATTTGTCCGCCCAGTCTGCCTCAATAGGTTTAAGTCCTTTTTCTTTGCGTACTTCATTCAATGTCTTAAATGATTCAAGTTCGGTTTTTGTAAGGTCTAGTATCTGTTTAGGGTCATCGCGCTCATAGCCTACAAACTCAATTTCATATCCCGGATATGCTTTTTCAAGAATCTGATTGATATATTGCTGCAAGAACGCCAACATATCACCTAAAACAAGTGATTTTGACGCTTCGATTTCAGGGCTTGTATTATGTTCAAAAACCGGTTGAGACTTAGAAGAGTGAAGTCCTAACTCTTCCATGCTGCAACCAAAAAGCGAAACAATAGCACTTGTCAGGAAGTCCAACCAACCTTGAAATTCCATTTCTTTATTTGTGCCGCCTAAACTTACCCACTTGATAGAGTTATTCTCTCCGCTGCTTCCATTACCTGCCGGTATAATAGGTACTCGCCATTGATTAGCGGTAGTTCCGCTCATAATGTCGCACAGGTAGTCTTCCATTTGCTCAACGGTCTCTTGATTTGCGTTGCCGTCCAATAAAAGCATACCGCGCGGCAATTTGTTTTCTGTAAAGAATCCGGCGTTATATGTAAATGCGTTAATTGTGCTTGTAATAAGGTCTATCGCTTGTTCAACTGGTGAATAGCCATAGAATGAATAGCGTACATCACTACGCGGATTCTGATAGTCAAAAATCAATGAATCTTCGGGATAAAAAGCCTGTGGAATAGAATCTATTACCTGCACATATTTAATGCGTAAAGGGTTATCCTGATTCGGTAATACACGCTCGATTGTCGCGCCGTCCACCGCCCAAAATGCGTAAACCTTACCCGATACGGTACGCCCGATTTCTGTTGCTACTTGGTCGATTTCAAGCGCGTCTCTTAAAATCTTAATACAGAATCTTGTAAAGTTATCGCGGTCAGGTGATTTTTCAATTCCAGTATTAAGCAAAAACTGCTCTATTTCAGTTCTTGCCTCTGATTTCTGCCCGGCTGCCTTAATTACATCTTCACCGATTTTCTTAACAACAAAACCGCGGAAGTTGCGGTTTGTGGAAGGTTTCAAAAACGGTTTAATTTTCTTCTGCACATGGATAATACATAGATTTATTATCCACGCTTTTTTTGAAACACGGCGCAAGGTTTGACAATCGACTTCACGGTTAAAATGTCCGTCGGCGGTTCGTAAATTACCGTATTCGTTTTCTACATTACGGTATGGGTCAAAAAAAGAAGTCTGTGAGCCGTCCTGCTTTGCTCTTGCGTAGTCTGTCGGGATAAACTGTCTTGAATACTTTTTAGCGCGGTTGATTTCCCTCTTGATGTCGATAGGTTCAACTTCAATACTTTTCTGAATCGGGATAAGCTGCTTATTGTTATCTGTTGCCATCGCTAACGCTCCTTAATACTGATGATAAGGATTTACCGCGCGTTCGGGTCAGCGATGTTTGCGGAATATTCGAGGGTTCTATTTTGCCGTTATTCAATGTTACCACTGAATCATTCTTTTTTCTAGCATATTCGGCGTAAAAGTTCGGTTCTATCTTTTTGCCGTCCGTTGCGTAACTTGCCAACGCCCACGCCCAAAAACTGTCGGCGTGTCCATGTTCGTTTCGTTCAGCGTCATACCTAAAACTACCACCACTTGACGGCGTTCTTTTTATGCTATGAATCTGCGCGTGAAAATCTCTGTCGTTATCAAGTTCGTATTCCCGGCGTTCAAGTCCAGTTCTTACGCCCATAGCAAGCACTTCTTTTGAGTATAAATCAAAATGATACAATTCAGCGCGTTCTCCATATCGTTTATGCGCATTTTCCGCTAGATTGCGTCCTATACCGCCGTCGTCAATGCAGCAACGATAAATAGGCAAGTTCTCCATGAGTTTATTTAATACTGCTTCCTGCGCGTCAAAATCGGCGTTTCTCATTTCATGTCTTAAAACACTTCTTTTCTTTCCTGCTACAAGTCCGATAATATAAAATACTGTCGCGTCCGATGTTCTACCAATATCCAATCCCATGAATAAAGGTGAGCCGTATTTTTCCGGGACATAATTCAAAATAAGGTCGTCGGCGTTTCTGAAACAATGAATCTCAATATCTCTTTTGGCGATAAAATAATCGTCGTCTTTTTCGATATTTGCCGGTATATCGTCCTCGCGCCGTCCCGGTGTATTCGCATATATCAATTCCAGAGAAATATAACTTGCACTTGAATCAATAAATACACATTCACACTCCTGTTGAAAGTCTTCCAGTGTAGAGTTTTTGAAAAGTGATATAAGGCGGTTAGTTCCGTATTTTTCTACTCGTTCGGCGGTCTCCATATCTTTAGCAAACTGCACCGCGCCGCGTACATCTTTGCACATTACTTTAGCATACCACCACGGCACAAAATAGCGGTCAAAGTTCGGGTAATTCTCTCTATCCGTACATATTTCGTAAAACTTGCCGATAGTTCCTAATGGTGTACTTCCAACCTCGATACAACCACGGCGCAAGGTACAGAATGACGCTGCGGTATAGATTTCTTTTGAAAGGCGCGGTAAATAAATAGCAAACTCGTCTAAGCATACATCGCCGTTTTTACCTCGAGGCGGTCTACACGGTAAACTGATTAAACGGCTTGTAGTTTTACAGCCGATGTCTTCAAACTCTAACATTGTCGCCGTTTGATGAATCAACTTTTTTTTATATCTGTTTGGAATTGAATCATAGAATTGTTGCGCATATCTGATTTTTTCCTTCGCGTCTTCCTCATTGTATGAAACAAACTGCTTTGTGTATTGAGTTCTTGCCGGGTCAAGTGCTTTTACAAGTCCTTTGATTGAGACAACAAAAGAAAAGCCGGTCTGTCTGCTTTTAAGAAGACTTATATATCGGTTACGGTTTCTTATAAAGTCGTCCTGCCAAAAGTCCAGTTCAATGTCTTTATGTTCGTACTTAATAAATGCGTAAACATAATTTAATTTTTCTTCCGGCGTCCATAAAGACATTTTTTATTAGTCCTCTTCCTCGCGTGTAATTGCGCCGATTGCAGCAAGTTCCGACATTTCCGCCGTTTCGCGATTCTGTTTAAGAATCTTTGTTTTCAACTGCAATTTTTCGCCGATAATCTCCGCCGTCGTTTCTATGTCAAAATCGTTGCCGGATTCGTCTTTTTTATCAAAGAGTTTACTGTAAATGTTTATAAGGTCGTTTTCTTCTTTTGCGACATCAGGAGTAACATAGTTTACAATTCCGCGTTGTCCTTCAAACTTTACGCCCATAATCATACGCTTTTGTTTTTCAGTCAGTTCACTTTTCGGTTTTACATCACCGCGAACATATCTAATGCCTTCGTCTGTAACGGTCTCTTCAATATCGTAAACCTCAATCGGGTTAAATTGTGCGCGTTCTTTTTTTCGTTCAATAATGCGCATAATTTCGTTTTTTAGGTCTACTTTGGTATACTTTTCAGCTACCTGCGACTGAATATTTCTGATTTCACGATACACTTTTTCGTTTTCGATTAAGTGCTGCGCCTGTGCTTTAAGTGTTTTTGAATCTTTATAACCGGCTTTTCTTGCTGCGTCCGTCGCGTTGTACTTGCCGCTATTAAAAAACTGAAATACATAAAAAATAACAAACCGGCGTTGATTATCCGACAAGTTTTCAGTCCATTTGAAAATATTTCCGTCAATAATTTTATCGTCGTCAATTTTACAGAAAAGCGGCGTGTTTTCATTTTTTGATTTTCTCATGCGTACACCTCTCTAAACCGCTTTTCTTCAAGATATGGGCTT